AAAACTTTTATAGTATTACTATAAATTATAAAATAATCATCAAATAATATGGAAATTATTCAGTTAACACAGGCCCAACTAGCCTATTGGATAACATCCGAAGGTCAAAGCAACGCTTCCGGTAGCTTCCGACTACTGCGCGAAGGCCGTATGCCGACCAAAAGAACACCCCTTTATAAGAACTTGTCTGAACAAGAGGTATTCGATAAATGGTTTGCAATTCTAGCCCAGTACGAAGGTGACGAATTATTTCAACCCTTAATCAAGTACGACAAGTCACGAATGTCTAAGGTAGGACCTCAAGGTGGGTACCCTCCATTCGATGATCGGAAAGATGATTTCGAAGCTTATTATACTACACCCATCCCAGGTATATTACCTATCGATGAAGATATAATACGTGATATGCGCTTCGAGATTTTTCAAGACAGTAGAGACAAAAGACCTCTACGTGTGCGAACTGTTGTTGAGCGTGATTTGCAAGATGACAAGTTGGATACTAACAGTGGGGCCCCTGATTTCGCGAAGAAATCATTACCGTTAGTAATCGATAAAGCATGTAAAGATACTCGTGGAAATAAATATCTGACTTACCCTATGATGTTATCCACAAGAAGTAGTCGTGGTAAAGCACGATTCATCTTCATGGCCCCATTCAGTCTGACACTCGTCGAAAAGAGTTATCTCTATCCAATTATGGATGCTATACGTAAAGAAAAACTTCCATTCTTTTCTGCGTGGGAGGGATTTGAACAAGTTGAACTAGGTTTCAAAGCTCAAGATTTCTTTGCATATGACCTCTTTGTTCAGCAAGATTATACGGCAATGGATAAATCTGTAAACGACACAATTATTGAAATTTTCTTTCAGGTTTGCGCACCTCTCTTTCAGGAAGCGTTCCAACCAGAATTTAGGAGAGTTTTACAACATATGTTAACTGTGCCTATAATGACAGCCTTAGATAAGGCATATACGGGTAAGCACGGTTTGCCAAGCGGATCTGGCTTTACTAACATTGTGGAAAGTATAGCTTCATACTATATATGGAAGCTTAACGAAAGAAACGGTGTTAACATCACCGAAGCACAAGGATTAGGAGACGATTTGGCATTCGCGATTAAAGCAGATAATCCAGATGATTCCTTTATTGAATCATTAAAGTTATTACTATCTAAAAACTCAATGCAAGTTGGTTTATTAGTCGAACCAGAAAAACAAGGTTTTGATAGTAACACGCTAGTGTACCTACAACGCTTCTTTGATAAACGTCTTGAATCAGATGGAGTTGTATTAGGTATGTATCCCAGTATTCTGGCTTTAAACACTGCGATGAACCCAGAGCGTTTTCACGATGCTCGCAAATGGAGTAGCAAGATGGAGATACTTCGATGGATCATGATTTTAGAAAATTGTAAAAACCTACCATATTTCGAAGATCTTGTCCAATTCTTTATAGAGGGTGACTTATTCAAACTTGGATTAAGTGACCCAGAATTTTTCGTAAAGTTACCGTCATTGTACGAAAATTCAAAGGCTATTAAAGGTTTCGTACCTACCTACAATCAAGCAAGTATCAATAGAGGCATCTATGATTTTGCAACATTTAAGTATTTACTGAAATTGAGAGACCAGCTC